GAGTGAAAAGTTAGATGAACTAGGTGCTGAATCATCTAAACTAAAAGAAGGTTTCGATGCTCTAGAAAAGACTATCGCTGCTGAAGAAAAGCGTGAAGAAGAGTTTACTAAAATCTCCAAAAATCTCCTTGCCTGTAACCGTCAGGTTAGTGAGAATGGTACTAACATGCTAAACATCAATAAGAACATTGCCAACCTCAACGAAGAAGTTGAGAGTATCCGTCACTCCATTGAGAACCAAGATGAGGCAAAGTCTGAACTTAGTGCTATCGTTACTAAGTTGAAAGGTGTTACCACTGAGATCACTGCTCAGAAAGAGGAGATGGAGAAGAACAGGTTTGTTGGTGAACTGCTAAAAGATGGTGGTGTTAAGTCAAACATCATCAAGAAGTATATTCCTCTCATCAATAAGCACGTCAATAAATATCTCCAGATGATGGAGTTCTACATCAACTTCAACCTAGATGAGGAATTCAACGAGACTGTTGTTTCTCCTATCCATGAGAAGTTCTCCTACTCATCATTCTCTGAAGGTGAGAAAATGCGTATTGACCTAGCACTACTATTCACCTGGCGTGAAGTAGCACGTGTACGTAACTCAGTCAATACAAATCTCCTAATCATGGACGAGGTATTTGACAGTTCTCTAGATGGATTCGGAACTGAGGAGTTTCTCAAGATCATTCGTTACGTTGTCAAAGACGCTAACATCTTTATTATCAGTCACAAGACTGAACTACATGAACGCTTCGATTCTGTTCTCCGGTTCGAGAAGGAGCGTGGTTTCTCTAAACTAATGACTAAGTGATGAAATTCAGTGATTTAATCGTTGAGTATGAAGATGCTCTTCCACATGAATTGTGTGACGAACTCATAGACTTCTTTGAGTCATCCCCAGAGTACAGTGGATCTGGTTCTGTCATCGGTGGTCAGATGGGTGATGTAAAAACCTCAGAGGATCTTCTTATTAGACCAGAGAGAAGTCCATGGGAATCTACTCTCGATCAAAAAATCTTTGATATCTTCAAAGTATATGCTAGAAAGTATAGTGACTTCTACGATATATACTTCAATCCACATGTTGATGATCATAGATTGGCGTTCACCGATTCTGGGTATCAGATTCAAAAGACCTCTGAAGATGGTCAGTATATCTGGCATCATGACTTCATAACTCGTGTTAAAGAGGAAGATGATGGATGGGGTAAAGCAAGATTTGCAACATACATTTTTTACTTGAACGACTATGAGCACGGGGAAGAAAATGGTGGTCGCACCCAATTCTTCTTTAATAATGATATAATATCAGTAAATCCAAAGAAAGGAAAACTACTAATGTTTCCTGCAAGCAGTCTCTATTTCCATAGAGGAGAACAACTAAAATCAGGAGAAAAGTACATCATGACTGGTTGGTTATACCAAGGAGTTAAATATGGCAAATATTGATCCTAATGATATCTTCAGTGACATCTGTCATGATCACATATTCCCATCATTCATTTACTCTGCGAAGGTAAGTGAAGAGATATGCACCCCTCAGGAAATCACTCAAGACATCATCAAACTAAGAATGATGGAAGGTGAGGAAGGTGGTATTACTGCAAGCAATCGTGGTGGATGGCACTCTGAGAGATACAGTGAGCACAAATCAACTCCATTCCTAGATGATCTCGGTAGAGTCGCTAGGGGACTTGCTGATCAGTTCTGTAGAAACTATGGTTACAAGACCTATGCTAGAAGTCATTTCTGGTGGGCAAACGTTAACAGCATGGGTTCATACAATAATATCCATACACATGGTGCTACTGATATTATTGGAATCTACTACTCCCAACTTCCAAAGAATTCTGGTTCTATGTGTATAGTTAGGAAGGATGGTGCTGAATTCAGTACCTTGTATACTTCTGCTGATGATTCTCAAGAAATTACTTACAAATTGGATGCAGAACCAGGTAGAGTCTACATCATGCCAGGGCACTTATGGCACTATGTTGAGGTTAATGAATCTAACGTAGACCGTTACTCCGTTGCATTCAACATTAATGTCAATTGAGAAACTGTCCACCCCCTCCTAGCAGGGGGTTTTTTGTTGCTATCATATATGCATACGAAACGAACCAGCATGTCCGTCAACCTAGAAGTCAAAGGCACTCTCGCCAAACTCCTCGCTTCTGAGGACCTCATCGTTGAGCACAAGGCAGTGCGTACCGCCAGTTTCAACGTACAGTCCCGTGTGTTGACCCTCCCTCGCTGGGAGCGTGCTAGCAATGCTGTGGTTGACCTGCTAGTTGCCCACGAAGTCGGTCATGCCCTCTTCACCCCTAACGAAGACTGGAGAGACAAGGTAAAGTGTCCCCATATGTTCGTCAACGTCTGTGAGGACGTTCGCATTGAGTCCCTGATGAAGCGTAAGTTCGCTGGACTCCCCAAGACTTTCTATCGTGGTTACCAAGAACTGCATGACGAAGACTTCTTTGAAGTCGCTGAAGATGATATTGACACCCTACAGATTGCTGACCGTATCAACCTCCACTTCAAAGTAGGTGGTTTCCTCAACATCGAATTCTCTGAAGAAGAGAAGGAAGTAATGAAGGTCATCGCTGCTGCTGAGACGTTCGACGATGCCCTAGAAGCGGCAGAACTGTTGTATGCGCTACACGTTAAGCAACAGGAAGAGAAAGAGCAGCAGGAGACCCCTGAGAGCAACCAGAGCGAAGGTGGTGATGAGGGTGAGAGTGAGTCTGAGGAATCAGGTGAGCAGGGTGACGTTGAGGTCGAAGAGAATGAGAATACTGAGACTGAGAACGCCCCTGAGAACAATGACCGCCCTAGCGATGAGGATGGTGACGGTGAAGATAAGGAAGAACTGGAGATGGACAACCCAGAAACTCAGATGGGTGGTCAGCACGCTTCTCAGCAGCAGAACCGTGACACCGTGAAGACCATGGAAGCACTAGAAGACAAACTAGGCGACCTTACTGCCACCGGTTCTTATAATGACCCTGAGTACATTGAGTACCCAACCTGGCGTAAGGATGTTGTAGTTGACTGCAAAGAAGTCCACGAATACGTTGAGAAGAAGTGGGCAGAACAGTATCAGCGTGTTCTCAATGACCAACAGAACGTTCTCAATGACCGTAGTGAGCAGATTGCTGATGCTTGGTTCGATCGTTCTGTTGGTCAATACATCGCTAAGTTCAAAGAATTCAAGCGTGAAATCCAACCCGAAGTCAACTACATGGTGAAGGAGTTTGAGTGTAAGAAGTCTGCAACTGCCTATGCTCGTGCTACCACTGCCCGCACTGGTGTCCTAGATTGTGCCCAACTCCACACCTATAAGTACAACGAAGATCTCTTTAAGAAGGTCACTAACCTCCCCGAAGGAAAGAACCACGGTCTCATCTTCACACTTGACTGGTCTGGTTCTATGTGTCACATCTTGGAAGATACTGTCAAGCAACTTCTAAGTCTCGTCATGTTCTGTGACAAGGTGAACATTCCCTTTAAGGTCTATGCTTTCACCAATGAGTGGCGCTGGGTCGAAGAGGATGATGACGATTATTACTACAACCGTCGTCACACTGAGAAGTACACTGAAGGTGGTGTGTTCCACCTCCCCAACAACTTCCACATGCTCACCATGCTTGACAGCAGCGTGTCCCGCAAGGTTCTCGTCAAGCAGATGGCAAATCTCTATGCCATGTCCTGTATGTTCACCTATGAGATGGGTGGTAGTGTGCCCCCCAACCTAATGCTCTCCGGCACTCCTCTAAACGAGGCACTTGTATCACTACGCTACATTCTCCCTGAGTTCAAGCGTCAGCAGAACGTTGAGAAGGCACACGTCATCGTCCTAACCGATGGTGAGGCAGGTGGTTCCACCTACACCCGCGTGAGCAAGTTGAACGGCGAAGAGTTCATCGGTCCCCATCGCCTCTCCTGGGGTTACGGTGGCAACTACAATGTGTTCCTACGCAACCGCAAGACTGGTATCACCCGCTCTATCAAGCACCCAACCACCACAATCATTGAAGATCTCCGTGATGAGTTCCCCGACAGTTCCTTCACTGGATTCCGTATCAGCGACCGTAGCGGTGGTTCCTGGGTCCGTCAGGCGTGTGACTACGATGAGAAACTACTTGCTACTTGGAAGAAGGAGAAGTGTGTTGCACTCACCAACCAGGGATACAATAAGTACTATGTAATCTCTGCTTCTAAACTCCAAGACGATGCTGACTTCAGTGTCGATGAGGGTGCTACCAAAGCAAAGATCAAGTCTGCGTTCGCTAAGTCCCTTAAGAACAAGAAGACCAACAAGAAGATTCTCGCCGACTTCATTGGCGAGATCGCCTGACGTGCTATAATGTGTGGGAATGAACAAGAGTATGAAGAAAATTGCAATCTTCGGTTCTGCCAGAACCGCTCCCGACACAGACTTGTATGCCGCCGTGGAGCGGTTAGGAAAGCGTTGTGCTAGTCGTGGGTGGACTGTTGTAACTGGCGGTGGACCCGGCACTATGGAAGCAGCGAACAAAGGTGCTGCTGCTGTTAATATGACCCTATCTGAGGCAGAAGCAATCTATCTTCCCTTTGAAGAAGCAGTAAACAAATACGTATATGATTACACTAAACACGATGACTTCTTTTCTAGACTGGATACTTTCTCAAATTGCGATGCCTTTATTGTCACCCCTGGTGGAATTGGTACTCTCCTAGAGATGGCAATGATCTACCAGTTGGTACAAGTAGAACATATCGACCAGAAACCAATCATTTGTGTTGGTAGAATGTGGAGAACTCTCAAAGACTGGTTGGAGGAAGAGATGGTTGAAAACGGTTTCCTCTCCAACAAAGAAATGGACTATGTACACTACGTTGATCGATTCGGCGAAGCATTCCACCTTCTCGATGGACTGTTGAGCAACTGACCACACCCCCCTAGCAGGGGGTTTTTTATGCACTATAATAATCACATACGAAACAAACCACCCATGCCTCGTTCAATCTCCATGACTACCGAACAGATCATTTCCGAACTCCGTTCCTCATATCGTGCAGAGATCACCGCTGCTGAAGTACGTGGGTTCTGTGCCAAGAGGGGTTTGAACTATCAGACCGTCACCCGCCGCCTAGAAGATTATAAGACCGGTCGCGGCAAGTGGAACCTAGATATCGGTGCTGTAAAGGAGCAACTTGAGAAGACTGTAGAAGCACCTGCCGCTACACCTGCAGTTGAGATGAACCTCGTCCCTGCTAAGGATGCAAACTTCGTTTCCTTCGGCAACTTTACTGACGTGAAGAAGATCATCAAGTCTGGTCTCTTCTATCCCACCTTCATTACCGGTCTCTCCGGTAACGGTAAGACCTTCGGTGTTGAGCAGGCATGTGCCCAACTCGGACGTGAGTTGATCCGTGTAAACATTACTATTGAGACTGATGAAGATGACCTACTGGGTGGTTTTAGGCTTGTTGATGGGAATACTGCATGGCATGACGGTCCCGTCATCGAAGCAATGCGTCGGGGCGCAGTGCTCCTATTGGACGAGATCGACCTCGCCTCTAACAAGATCCTCTGTCTCCAGTCCATTTTGGAAGGCAAAGGTCTCTTCATCAAAAAGACTGGCACCTACATCACCCCTGCTGCTGGATTCACTGTCATAGCAACTGCCAACACCAAGGGCAAGGGATCTGATGATGGTCGCTTCATTGGTACCAACGTACTTAACGAAGCATTCCTAGAGCGTTTCCCAATCACCTTCGAGCAGGAGTATCCTTCTGCTGCTATTGAGACCAAGATGCTCACTAAGTATGCCGCAAGTCTCGGTGTCGAAGATACTGCCTTCTGTAAGTATCTTGCCGATTGGGGTGACATCATCCGTCGCACCTTCTATGATGGTGGTGTTGATGAAGTGATCTCCACCCGTCGTCTTGTCCATATCATCCGTGCTTTCAGCATCTTCGGTGACAAGGGCAAGGCAGTGCAGATCTGCCTCAACCGTTTCGATGACGAAACCAAGCAGGCATTCCTAGATCTCTATGACAAGATCGATGCTGACTTCACCACTGAGGGTGAACCCAACTTTGAAGAAGTCACAGACTGAAGATATTGCCTGTGGTCTTAATGTTAAGTTTTATAAATAAAAGCACTAGCATTAAGACCACATGGCATTCCGAGTTAACGGTGAAGTTATCGTTAATAATGAAGGTGAAGTTGATGCTAAATTAGGTCAGAAGGCAATTACCGACCAAGCGGACGGTTCTACTTCTGATGTGACTGGATTAGATGAATTATTATTATATGACAATGAAACCGGAGAACTCTTAAAGGTCTCCGTAGACGAGTTTATTACTGGTGCAGACATTGCACTAAATGGTATTAGTGGAGACTCAGTCCCCGCCTCTATTCCATCAGACACCGCCCCAACGACTAGGGTGGGTGGATCTGCTCTAGAGAGTGGTGATTTGTGGTATGACACCACAGAATTGAGACAGTACACCTATTATAATGATGGTACCAGTACATCTTGGGTTCCATCAAATCCAGAAACATCCCCACAAGAAACATCATCATCATTCTCTGTAGAGACTGACTCAGGTACTACTACTGTCACTAGTGGAGAAACTTTGAGTCTAATTGGCAGTCCTGGTAATATTACTGTCTCGTCTCCATCAGAAGATGTTGTTGCAGTCAGTTTGAATAGTAATATTACTCTCAGTGGAAATGTAACTGCTGCTAACTTCTTTGGTGATGGAACCAACATTACCAATGTTCAGTTTTCTGAAGAGGCAAGAGATGGCAGAAACATTAAGTTAACCTTTGCCAATGATAATACTTGGTACCGTCCCGTATTTGCTCCAGATGGCGGGGAAGACGGTGACTTTGTTAGGGCAAGAATTGACACCAATGCTGACATTGGAATCAACCCCGGCGAAGGTCGCATCAGAGCATCTCGCTTTGATGGAACATTTTTTGGTGGTGGTACATTCACTGGCGATTGTAATGGTACTATTAATGGCACTCTAAACATCAATACGCTCAGAAACTCGCAGGCAGAAATGAATGCCGGTAACTTGGGTAGTTATGCAATGCTTACATTGCAAAACAACAATGCTGATAGAGATGCCAACTATGTTGTTGGTAATTCTGGTTTGAGATATAGTAATGCTGATGGTTCTTTGGGTGGACAACCACCTGGTTCTTGGAGATTAATGGGAAGACTATCCGACAATACTGACAACGCTTCAAACACATCTGTTTGGTTGCGGTTTACTTAATAACTTTCCAAAAAAACACAGGTAACTAAAATGTCTCAAATTGTATTTCCATCTTCCCCCGTTGATCAGCAGCAGTTCGTTGCTCCTAACGGCATTACTTATAAGTATGAAGCATCATCATTAAAGTGGGAGATCGATACTGGTCTTCTACTCCAAGGTCCCAAAGGTGATAAAGGTGATAAAGGTGATAAAGGTGACACTGGAGATGCCGGTGCTGCTGGTCCCGGTAATTCACTCAGTACATTCGATGCCTTTGGTACAGATACTTATTATCCAGTATTTGTTGGTGCTGCTGACCAAGGACAACTTCCACTAATCTCAACTAGTGATATTCGTAGATTTGCTTGGACCCCTAGTCTAGGTAGATTGGAACTATCCAAAGTAGTTAATGATTCCACTGATAATCCACTAGAGGTTAAAGCAACCAAAGATGTTGACATCTCTGCTGACAATGATATTCGTCTAGTTGCTGGTGGTAGAGATACTTCTGGAATTCCTCCAATCCCCGCAGGTTCTGGAAGAATGGCATTTGTATATGGTAATTCTCAGCAGTTTGAGATTAGATTTGGTGGTGGTGGTCCATTCAGACCAGAAACTGCGAATGACAACCAGATCGATCTAGGTAATTCCAACGGTAGATTCCGCCAGATCTTCTGTGTCAATTCTACTATTAACACCTCTGATGAAAGAGAGAAAACTGAAATCGCTGATAGCGTACTAGGTACTGACTTTATTAAGTCATTAAGACCAGTATCCTATAAGTGGATTTCAAACGGTGCCGATTTCTCTGGTAGTAGAAACGAGGATGGAACTCCTATCTTCAATCCAACTCCAGGTGAGAGAACCCACTATGGTTTCATTGCACAAGAGGTTAAGCAGTCAATCGATGCCTCTGGTGTCGAAGACTTTGCTGGTTGGACTCTAGGTGACAAGGACGATCCTGATAGTCGCCAAGGTCTTCGCTACACTGAACTCATTGCCCCACTCACAAAGGCACTTCAGGAAGCACTAGAGCGAATTGAGACACTTGAGGCAGAGGTTGAATCTTTAAAAAATAGTTGACGAGAGAGCATAGTCCAGGTATAATATCGAGGTAACAACCATCGTAATGACTAATTCCTGGGCTATGCTTTTCGACCACTTAGAGGGCGGTGATGACCGTCCAATTACAGACGATGCCACTGGCACATTTGAATTTCCAATCCATTTCTCTTCACTAGAAGAACCATCTCCTTTTGATTTCCCCCTAGACGGTATTCGCCTAGATGAGATGGTTCACGCTGGTGCACCTGTACCCATCCCTGGTGCTGCTGGTGAAGATGTAATCTTTCTTGGTGAACCTTCAGATGGTCTAGATGAGGTTGTAATCACCTCAGACACCCCTGCTATATCGGGTAAGGATGCTACCTTCTGGAAGTACAGTGAAGGTAAGATCCTACGCGAAGTAGAAGAATATCTATCAGGAACATACAAAGGTCATTACGTTGGTGGAGATA